GCAAGTTCATTGATCAAATCAATCGAGTCCCACGTTATGCAGCTTTCGTTTCTATTGAATGACTCTGGCATTTCGTCAACGCAGATATTTATTATCGCTGCATTTTCAAAAAAAACAAATTCATCGTTCGTGAACGAACTTACAGGACTTCCATTTTGTAGCCCTGCTCGATGCTGAGTAATCCGGACTTGATCCATGGGGGCAATAAATTTTATTCTAAACTTATACCCCATTACTTTTACGGTTTTAAATTTTTCGTCTTCTAAATTCAACAAATTCATATTTTTTACCTTTTTATTTTATTTTTAACTTGTTTGCAATCCTGGCAATAGCATTCTCGCTCGCCATCTTGTTTGCCGACTCATTAAAGCACCTTGTGCAACGGTCGTATCGCCACCTCCGTACTTGGCTCCCATTATAGTGAACAATACAGTCAACGTGTGAATGTCGAGCCCCGTGAACGTATAAAGCCCGGCTGAATTTATATTATTGTTTCCATCTGGTTGCCACCCCGGGAGCGAAACGCTTCCGGATATATCGGCTCCACGCAATAAATATGTGCCCATTGTCAGATTTACATCATAGCCAAGAGATAAAAGATCCCGAAAACCATAATATCCAAGAGTCTGTATTCCATCTAGCATATAATCTTCAGATACATTTAAATCTGTCGAGTATGCTAAGATGCTATTATCCTGCATTAAAAAACAATCAATACCCGATCCTACGGGCCCACGATTTTCCCCGGCGGTTCTAAAAGCCATATCTATTCTCCTTTATTAGACGTTTTGTCCTGGTGTTATAAATGTTAAAAAGCTAAATGCAAATCTTGGCGTAACACTCATTGTCAGTGTTGCTGTAGTGGTAAACGTTTCACCGTCTTGTGCAAACACTACATTATCAAAAGCCTTTTGCCCATCAGGCCCGTCAGTGATCCAGCCCTCATCGTCCCGATACTTTGGAAACAAGAACGTTGTAATCCAATTCTGGAGTTTAGTTATAATCACTGAGTTTGCAACTGTATCGAGTCCTCTCAATTCAGAGGTAATTCTTTCTTCAAAATCCTTAGTCAAAATATTGATTTCATAAACAACCGCAGGATTAGTCCGTGTAACTTGACTGCCCTGATAAGTCGTATTATTAACTTTTATTTCGAAATTGTTTATATTGTTTACGTTCGTAACTTTTTGAATTAATGTCGCACCGGCTGCAGCATAATCTTCCTGATCTTTCCGTACAAATTCAGGAGTCGACAATACGTTCAGATACTTAAAAACTACGTCCATGCCGACATTGTTTGCATACCTGAAGCCTGCAATCATTGGGTATAGGTAGTATGGGCTAAAATCTGTAGTCGGTACTTCTTTGTTTATGTAATCGTATCTCTTAAAAGAAGAAACGCAATATTCGAAATATGCAGAATTTAAGGCTTTCATTTCTGCAATTCTGGCCGCTTTTGTAAGTGCCCCGCTTCCCGATCCTGCACCGGTTTGTCTGTACATCTTTTCCTTGACTGCGTTCATCCTGCTTACATGATCTTCTGCAAGTGCATGAATAGTCGAGCTTCCGGACATGATAACGATATTGTTCAAATTCTTTTGTTCGAGTTTGACAAGAGCCGCTGTCCAGTCTGAAGTCGTGGCTGCATTTACTGTACCGCCTGTGAAATATTGGTATTCTGAAAGATTGTCGGGTATTAACCTTGTCGCACCGGATGACATTGCCGCCGTAACCGCACCGGTTGCATTTAGTATTCTGATAATAGATTCAACGGTTCCTAAACAGCTATAAGCTGACGACTTGATATCTTGTGTCGACACTACATCAAAAACATTTGTAATCTCATCTGATTGACCTGTTAAATTACATGTATAATTTGCTTGGTTGTTGATATAATTTATCAGACTTCCCATATCTGTATAATCGGCAAGGGTAATATCTAAATCGTCCGCCGCCACCGCCGCACATGTAGTCGTGAGTGCCGTTGCAGATATTGTCATGGTTGCCGTTGCCGCCACACCTGTATACAGGATCGACATTAATTCAAGCTGGGTATCGTCGTTATTGAGTATTTCATCGCCTTTATAGATCATTTGTATCAATTTTCCGGTATTTGTGCCGGTTGATACCTTGACTGCGGCCGTATTTGCGTCAACGCCCCATTTGTTAAACGCCACATCGATAATATCGGTAACGCCGTTAAGTAGTGCCGTCTCGCCTTGTGTCTTTTGATTGACTACAACACAATTTGCCTGAGAAGGTTTTGAAAATCTTTCGTCTTTTGTGGGTGTTAGAAAAAATTCTGCACCGTAGTAAAGATCGCCACCACCGAAAACTTCGAGTGCCTGTGCCTGCCCCTCGACTACATTTATAACGTCTTCGACATCGGTAAAACCATCATAAGGCACGCCGCCTTTTGTGGCCTCGCCCATAATAACAGCTAGTCCGGATACTGCCCCCGCTCCCTGATCTTCGGGAAAAATTCTTTGTGTATATGCTCCTGGAAGGATTATTCTCTTGCCAGCGAAATCGTAGTATTGTGCCATAACATGTCTCCTGTTAATAAGTTTAGTGACTTGCCGGTTATGTTATGGCTTGTAGTCGGAAATAATTTATCTTTCAGTTTCAGAGAAAAATTCTCTGATCAATTCATCCCATTTTTCTTTTTCGAGTCTTGTATTTCTTATGTCTTTTTTCTGATACCATTGTATAATTGTATTATCCAAATTTCTTTGAAGAAAAGAGAAATTGCTTAAATATTCATTTAAACTGATTAGAACAGCTTCTTTTTTTTCCGGTATCTCTTCTTTTTTTATGTATTCTTTTTTATATTTTGCCATTTCTATTCCTCGCCTGATATTATATGTGTAAAGTTTGTTTCATGGTCTGAAACTACATCGTCAGTATATATCTCAAAATTATTATAAGTGTTCGTAAATGTCAAGTTATATTCACTTCCAAATAAAACTCTTCCAAAATTAAAATTAGTGAGTCCTTTATTTATCTTGTATCTAACGTTTTGGATGGGAGAATCGTCACCGGCAAAACCAACCTGAATTTTGGCAATTATACTGTCAAGCAAAGTGCCCATTAAAATATCCAAGTCGGGAGAGTCTGCCCACGCACTAATATTTATCTCTTCATCTTTACGCCATTCGTTTTTTTGCACTCTCATGCCACCGGCAGGGGTTCTATTGTACTCTCCGATCAATGTCTCGATCTGATCCTTTGTAATTAATCCGCTTTCCTGAATAGTTTTATTTGATTCGTCCAGCAATGCTGTATAATATGCGATGAATGTATCGTCAACTATCTCAGTTTTCAAGCCTTGCCCGAGAGTGAAACCACCTTCTGCCATGCCCCCAGGGGTGACGCTAATCGCAGGCAAAAGTCCGGATTTCAGGGGATCTGAATTTCTGTCTGTATTTATTTGGGCTGCCATGAGTGTTGCCAACGGGTGCTGTTTTGTTACACTTATTAATTCAATTTTCCCGTTAGAAAGTCCCTTTATGTCTTTGTCAGTTATCACTGTCTCTATCGCAGTGATAAAGTATTCAATCGACTGTATCTCATAATCAGAAAATTTCAATACTGTGGTTGCCATTAGCTATTCACCAATTTGGTAATATCGTCTTTACTTGTTTTAGTCCAGCTTTTTGCCATTACAATTGTAGGGTATAATTTATTTTCTAAATTGTTAGGTTGCGGATTGTCTTCAAAAATAATATATGATGGCTTGTATCCGTATCGGACAGTTATCACTTTTCCGGACGCCGGTTTATTTGATGAAATCCATTTTATGTTCCTGCCCTGCAATATGTAGTCCGTTCCAATTGCATAAACAGATTTGTCCTCGTCGATAATTACTGAATTTAGAGAAAATATTTCTATCTCTTTTAGTTTATCAAAATCATTTATGTGAGTAAGTATTTCGTTTCGGTACAAAACCACTGCAGACATCACGATTAAATCGCCTTTAGATAATTCCCAAAACGGGTAAAGGGCCAGTCTTGTTTCACCACTTTGCAT